CTGTTCCTTTGTTTTTCGTCCGCTGTCGACCAGCGTCTGGTACTGGACACGCACCTGGTTGCGGATCGAATTGTTCTTGAAGTTGAACGGGGTTACCTTGCCCTTGCGCTCAACCACCAGATTGTTCATGCCTGCCGTAATGTGCACGGTGTACGTGCCAAGCTGCAGCTTGCGGCCGTTCGCATCGATGCGGCGCGGGTCTTCGTCCTGCGCACACTCTTCGACGTGCCTTCCGTCAGGCGCCTGCCGCTTAATGAAACGCCAATCAACGGTGGGCGTAGACGCCCCCGTCTTCTCATCTTTGTGCTCGGTCTTGTGGGCCGACTGCTGTCGCAGGCGGATGCCCTCTTCGTGCACCAGCTTCAATGTAACGCTCATGTGGTCTCACCCTTTGCACGCTCGCGTGCAGTTAAATCATCCACTCCAAACTCCGCCCTGTGTAGCCATCGCTGGATCCCATGAGAACCAGGGCAGCCCTCCGTCGGATGCAGGGGGCGCCTTCGCCACATCGTACCCGCTCATCACGTTGTAGCGTGTCCCGTCCATGAGGTGATCGTTCTTCTTGATGACGTTCCCCTTCTCGTCGCGACGGTAGAGGCGCACCTCTTTGAACCAGTTCGTGAGCGTGCTGAAGATGCGTAGCTGCTGCGTCGATAGCATGTCCCAGGTCGTGACCAGCCCGGACACTACAGAGTTGTCGGCCTTGCTGACGTTCAGCCCGAGGTTGCGGTACGTGTCGATCAGAAGCTCCCCGTCCGTGCCGCGCGCCTTCTCAGCGGCGGGGTCAATGACGCCGGGTACCCACGAACCGCGGCGGTTGATTGCCGCGACGTGCACGGCCGGGTCCGCTTGTCCCCGATAGTATTCGTCGTACGCAACCGCCGGGTGGCGTACGTTCCCTTGCGCGTCCTTGAACGGGTTGTCGATGTCCCAAGCGAACCAGATCACCGCGGTGCAGTTCCAGCCTGGGTCCATCCCGTACGAGCGCGGCCAGTGCCGCGGGATGTCGAACGGCTGGATCATCATCACGCTCTCGGGGATCGGGTAGATCGCGCCGACGCCGTGACCTGGGATACCGGACTTACGCGCCTGCAGCTGCCAGGGCGGGATGCCGGCGAGAATTTTCTTCTTCTCCGACTCGGTTATATGCGGGATATCATCCATATCTAAAAAAACACACGAGCGGGACACTACAGCACCGCAAAAACATTTTTCTTGCTACTGTTTTCTGCTTTAGATAACAGTTGCAAATTGTGCGGCACATGCAGGCCGCTGACGCGCTTCCCCTGAAGTGGAATTATATGATCTACGGTTAACCCAGCTGTGGCGGCTTTGTCGTAGAACGCTTCGATAGCGCCAAGATCCGTCCAAGTAGGAAGTCGCTGCAACAGTGCGGCCTTTCGTTTCGCGTTAGAGGCGTTACAAACAGACTTCCCGTGCAGTGTCTTTTTGTACTCGGCCTGTTTGATTAGCGTTCGTTCTTTGTTGCGCGTTTTCCAGTCATTGGACCATGCCTGGTCTTTTGCTGGATCTTTCACATACTTGTCTCGTCGTCTTTCTCGCGCGCATTCTTTACAGCGCGATTCTCGTCTAACCGACGCGTTGCCCTGCATTGTCGTGTACTTGTACCAAGAGAAAAACTCCGGTATTCCAGGCTTTCCGCAAGCTATACAGGGTTTGTGCTGTGGTCTACGATTTACCTCACTCATCGACGACCACCTCCTCTTCCTCGGTGTCCCACCCTTGAGCCGCTACTGCGTCCGGTTCCGGCGACAGCTCCGGCATAAAGCTGATCATCAACTCAGAGACCCCCAACATCGGGGTCTCTGTCAGGCACAGCGTGCCGTTCACCTCGCCTGGGACCGTGCTCATCAGACGGAGCAGGCACTCGGCGTAAATTTCCAGTTTCGGCTCTTCGTCCAGGTGGATCCGGTGCTGCGCTGTGCCCTGGAAGGCTTCGCGGCCCTGATCGTACGACTTGAACTGCAGTGTCGAGATTCCGCCGGTCACGTGCCGCACGAAAACTGTCTCGAACGCGTCCGCGAGCCCGTGCTTCACCGTCCGGCGCACTAAAAGGTCACCAGGGATCATCCCGGTGCCGTACGCCGACTCTACGCCCGGCTTCCCGCAGAGTTTTTCCTGCAAAATGTCGCGCGTGTTCTTCGCGGTGTCAGTCGCCACCCACATATCAATGGGGTGGATGTACTTTCGGCCCGGCCACCATCTCGGATAGAGTCCGGTCAGATGCAATGCGTCCGCGAAGCAGCCGCAGTGCGTCTTACCCGTTCTGTTTCCGCCGAAAAGTGCAATCTCATCGTCCACCGCCTCGTTGGCGAAGAACTTCATCTGCTTCGGGTAGTGCTTCCTACCCAGCGGGCAGTTTTTTAGGGTCGGGTGGTCACTCGGATCCTGAAACGAGGTCACTATTCGGGTCTGCGCTATCGTCTGCTGTCTCCGGCGCAAGATCTCGATCAGTTTGTTCTTCGCTCTCGGGTTCAGTGACTGAATAGTCTGCGTCGATGACGTCGGGTCCAGTAATTCGCTCGGGATTTCTAGCGACGAGTACGCCCTGTCGACCAAGTCCTGATAAGAGCGCGGATAGTTCTGCATTCTGTTGCTCCACCGTCATAGTTCCCTTGACGTTGAGGTCCATCTTCAGGTTCTCGCCGTACTTCTCCGGGAAAAGATTCGCCGCAACACGCCCGAGCATGCGTGAGTCGCCCTTTATCGCAGATGCGGAGGCTGCGTGATCGAACACGGCGCGCGCTATCTGCGAGGCTTCATCAAAATCACGCTGAAATTCCGCGTTGTCGGACAGCTCCCTATGAAACTGCACGTTGGTGACGCCTACAGAGCGCAGCGCTTGCTTCATGTCCGCCGTGTTGGCGTACGTGAGCAGGAAGCTGCTCCTCTTTTTATCGTCCCAATCAAAAAATTCTGATACTTCCTGCGTCCGAGCGACTCCGATACTCTCTTCGAGCCGGTTCACCGCGTCACGGAACGTCTCGTTCCAGCTCAGGATCGCTAAAAACTCTGACTCGGTGCGCCCGCACGCCTCGGCGGCGAGCACGAAGTCTTTCAGCTCCGCGTACTTCGTGAGAAATAGTCTCTCAGCAGAGCTAGGCTGAGCCGCACCAGCAGCGCCAGCGGCAGCGCGCCGAGTATAAGCGCGAGCGTTACCGTCAACACCGCGAGCTGCGTCCAGTTGAGGGACGCCCTTGCCGTACACCGGAAGCTGGCCCTTCTCTGATCGCGTGCAGTCGACGCAGTGGCTAGGGTTCGCGACATATCGGGCCGCCCTGTGGCCGCCTACGCACGGCTCTCCTGTCCAGAAATGCTTCCAGCCGCGCGCCTTCGCCTCATCTTTCGAAACGAACCGCGTCGGCCGATAGTTGTAAAGGTCCGGCCGACCATCGCGCAGGGGCGCGACCGTCTCCGGGTTGATTTTCGGCCACTTGCCCCAAGCGTTTTTTGGCGCGCCAGCGGTTCCCGCTTTCGCTATACTGCCAATCTGGTCTGCGTCCGCTACGTTCTGTCCCATACGCTAGCTCATGCCCGGTGCCAGTCTTCGCTTCCGCTCATAAAATTTCCATTCCGGTCGTAGCCAGCGCTCTGCTGCCACATCAGGCACTCGTTCAGCGACTCGTCGGGGTCGACGGAGTAGATCGCTTTCTGCCAAATAAAAGCCAGCTCGCCAATACCTGGGAACCCGTACTTGTCGAAGTCCACTACAGTGATGTTGCGGAAACTGAACTCCACCACATCCCCCGGGCTCACCTGCATCGGGATGATTCGGCCCGTCTCGTCACCATCCTCGAACCACAGCACGCGGTCCGAGAGCCTGCTCTTCGAGAACTTCATCACCTTCCCGCCGGGTCCGAGCACTGGCGGGCCGCCGTCGATGGACTGCTTGAACGGTGTCTTGCGCCGCTGGCGGCGGCCGTATCCGACCGCGATGATGACGCCCTTGTGGATCTCGATCCCAGGCGTCACCAGCGTCGGGTGCACGTACGGGAGAATCTTCACGAGCACGCGGTCGGCGAGCACGCGTACGCGCTTGCCTACCTCTTCCAATTCTGGCGTGAGGATCATGCGGCCACCTCGACGGTGTCGACGTCCGTGTCGCGCATGAGTCGGACCTTCTTTCCGACGCCGTAGTCGCTGTCCATACCGGCGGTGGCCGCGAAGGTGACTATGTCACCGACGCGACACTCCATAGGAGCGCGCTCACCGAGCGGGAGCATTCGTC